TGACTTTGGCATAGAGTTCATCAAAAATAGATTTATTGGCCATATATTTATTTAGTCCCTCCCGCGCAATTTCAAGTACTTCTCCGGAAAATTCTTCCTCATCTTCTTCTTCAGTTGAACTTTCTGGATCATCTTTCTTTTCTCCAGCTTCTTGCTCTTCCGGTTGCTCTGTCTCAAGAGTAGGGCAGTTGTCATCACCGTAAGACAATCCTTTTACATTATAAGGATTATCATCACCTACCTTTTTAATATCAACTTCCGATTCTTCAAAACCACCTTCTGCCGTTGGGCCACCAGGTTGAATGTCTGCATCGCCAACGTTGGCAGTCTTATCACCAACTGTTTGCGCTTCTAAATTCTCAGCAACAACAGTAGCCTCTTTACCAAGGTTACCATAAACCTCACCGAGATCTTTAAGGTCTTTTGTTTTAGCCATGCTAATATTTATGTCAACTGGTAGCAAAAACTAGTAATAGTTGTAAAATAAAAATATATGATTAAATAAGCTTAGTCTATGTCAAAAAAAGATACAGGTATGTTCTATATGGGTAATGATAATCTACCCAATCGTAACTGGCAAGGAGAGTATACTCCGGATAAGATTAAATCTCTTAAAAAGGCTCAGAAGAATATCCTATACTTTGCTGAAAACTTTTTTTATATTGTTAACCTAGATGCGGGTAGAGAAAAAATTAAGCTGTACCCAGCGCAGAAAAAAGCATTAAGAGCTATGAGAGACAATAGATTCTATATTCTTTTAGCTTCTCGTCAGATTGGTAAGTCAACACTTATGACAATTTATCTATTATGGCAGGCATGCTTTCAAAAAGATCAACGCATCCTTCTCGTTGCAAACAAAGAAGCAACCGCTATTGAAATTTTTTCTCGTGTTAGAATGGCTTACGAAGAATTACCTAACTGGCTTAAACCACCAGTAAAAGAATATGCTAAGACATCTATGACTCTTGAGAATGGTTCTCGTATTGGTATAACTACAACAACTGGTACAGCTGCTCGTGGACAATCTGTTAACTGCTTAGTAGTTGATGAGATGGCGTTTATTGAACCTCATTTAGTAGATGAGTTTTGGAAATCAGTCTTTCCTATTATTTCGTCTTCCAAAAAATCAAAAGCGTTTGTATGCTCAACAGCCAATGGTACGCAGAATTTATTCTATAGACTTTATAATGGAGCTGAAACTAAGGAGAACGGCTGGGCGTATGGAAAGATAATGTGGGATGAGGTACCTGGACGAGATGAAAAATGGGCAGCTACTACTAAACAAACAATTGGATCTGATGAAGCATGGCGTCAAGAATTTTGTTGTGAGTGGATTAATTCTGGTGAGGCTTCAATTGATGATGCTTTATATGAAATGATGGAACGACAAATTTGTGACCCTAAAGTTGTACTTGATGATGGTTGTTATAAAGTTTGGGAAGAAGCACAGGAGGGTAGAATATACGCTGCTGGTGTTGATACAGCTGAAGGTGTAGGAAAAGATAGCTCTATTATACAGATGTTAGATATTACAGATCCAGCAGAAGTAAGACAGGTAGCAGTCTATCGTAATAATAAAATATCTCCAATGGAGTTTAGTAATAAAGTTTATAAGATTCTTCGTAACTATGGCTCACCTCTTGCTTTAGTTGAGCGTAACAATTGTGGGGCTCAAGTAGTTGACCGTCTTGCATATGATATGAGTTATCCAAAGCTGGTTTCCTACGGTAATAAAGCTGCTCATAGAAAAAAGCGTATGCAAGGTATGATTGCTCATACTAATACAAAGCATCGTGGTATTATTAACATGCGTTATTGGATGAACGATCTGAAGTCAATTGTTATGCGAGATGAAGAAACTTTAGATGAACTTCGGAACTTTGTACGGTACCCAAACGGTACTTGGAAGGCTAGGCATGGTTGTCACGATGACTTAGTTATGGCTTTAATGTATGGATACTATGTTTTAGATAACGAGATATGTGAACAATACTTTGAAATTATTGAAAAGGATGATACCGGGCGACCTAAGACAATTGAGCCGTTAGATTTTGGAGTATCATTATTTGAAGATCCAACTTCAATCTATACTGATAATGAAGTTACTGGAGGTAGTCCGGATCTTAATCCAGTTTATTGGGGCATGACAAATAGTGATGATAAAGATATGGGTGATGATTATTATGATCTATTAGATCAAGGATTTACGCAACTTTAGATTAAATAACAGTATGGCTGTAAACCAAAATAATCAATCCTTTCTTAATAAGAGTAGAACTGATAAGTTTACTCTGGTTTTCTCGTTACCTCCGGCTATGCGTAAGATTGATTCAAAAACTGATAGACAAACATACAATGTTAATGAAGATGCTTTTCAGTTCTCCGTATATGGTGCCGTCGTACCTACACTAGATGTACCAGCTTTACAGATACCATATGCAGGTTCCAACTTATATAACTCAACTCATGCAAGAGAGCCTTTTCCACCAGTAACTGTTGAATTTACTATTGATAATGGATTCAATAACTATTGGGTTCTGTATAAATGGCTTAATTTAATGCACGATCAAAAAGAAGGGCTATACGATGCTGCTGATTTAGTCACAGATGAAGATTTTAAAAGCTATCAGACAGATATGACATTGTTCGGTTTAGATGAGTTTAATAATAAACGTATTGAATTTACCTATACAAAAGCTTTCCCTGTAACTTTAGGAGAAATACAGTATAACTATCGAAATGCTGAGGAAATTACCTCATCGATGACATTTGTATATTCGCAGATTCACTCTAAACTTATTAACTACTAAGTTAAAATAGTTACAGATTTTTGTCTCAAAAAGCATAAATAATGATATGGCTAATAGGACAATTCAATCTCCAGGTGTCGAGATTCGTGAGAGTGATCTATCACTTCGCACAGCTCAGACAGGCACTACAACGTATATTGCTGGATTCGCTTCCGAAGGACCTACCGATGAAGTTATTGGACTTGGAAATATCTCCGAGTTCGAACAAATTTACGGTGCTCCAAAGACTCCAGCAGAAAGATATTTTTATCACTCTGCACGCGCTGCTTTAAACTCAACTGGCTCTTTGCTAGTCAACCGTCTTCCGTATGGAGTTGGTTCTGGTCAAGGTTTTGGCTCAAAGGTAAGTGTTCTTGCATACCCGTCTATGGTGATTGCTGAGGGTGCTAATGTAAAAAGCAATACTTTTGAACTTGCCGGTAATGGAACTTATTTATTAGGTCGTCCCACACAGCTTGAAATCACACAAGAAGAATATATTAAACTCAAGAATGGTCAATTGTTTGAGTTTGGTAGTTCTCCGTTATCTACATTTAATGGTGTTACTGAACTTAGTGGTGCAGCAGTAATTGTTGTTAATAAAGCTCAATCAGTTATTGACAATCAATTTAATGGATATTATGTTGGTTTAACTGACAATACTCTTTTAAACCCAGCGACGAATTTTGAGGCTATACAGAGTGTATTTTCAGTTACCACAGGCGCACCCGCTACCGGTACATCATCTTTTACAGAAGTACCAGCATCACGGTTTGAGTTCTCTCTTACTGCTACGCCAGAATTTGGCGATAATCCTGCTAACGGATCGGTTTCACAGGTAATGGAAGATCGTATTGAAGGTTATGATACCGGTGGACGTGAATTTGACGATGCATTAAATGTAGGTGTATTTAAATTACGTCAGTCGGTATTTTCGAAAGAATCAAATAAACTTGATTACCTTCTTGAAGAAGGTTATAATGCCTCTATTGGTAAATACCGTCAGCGTAATTCAGAAAATGGTGGTGCACCGGTTAACTTCAGTTTAGATTCTGTTGAAGAAAAATCGCGCAACATTGATGTTATTGTAAATCCATTCGTATCAGATGCTACATCTGGAGTACAGCTTAAAGATGATGGTACACCTAAGTTCAAGGTTCGGGTCATGTCGCCAACCCTATCTGCAGCTGTAACATCGGGAACAATCCCAACAAGTGCATCTGGTTTAACAAAGGGATTCGTACAAAGTTTATCAACAACCCCATACGCTGCGTTTAACCCAGCTGACAGTCTCGTTCCATTAGGTTCTTATGGTGATGTTGATCTTACAACCAAAGTAATCGGCAATATTCCAGGTAAGCTTGATCGTGCTCTAGATCGTATTCGTAACGATCGTAAGTTTGACATCAGTATGATTGCTGAAGCTGGTCTCGGTACTATTAATGCATATATGGATACTGCAGGTGCTGGTGCTGCAGCAAACGGGTTTAATGATACTAAAACGACAGCTAAAATTGAAGCATTGAGAACATCATCTGACCTTGATTCAGACGGTGGTGAAGCTCGTACTGCTTATATGAATGTCTTTAGTAAGTTTGCTACATTTGCAGGACCTGCCAAAGAGGGCGGTCGTGGTGATATTTTATTCATTGCTGATCCAATTCGTCAGTTAGTTGTAACTGGTACAAATAGCAAAGTTCAGAAGGATCCTACTAAGAACTTCTATAAAGACATCTATTGGGCAATTAGACATCAGTTTGAATTAGCTAATACATCATATGCTACAGTATATGCTAACTGGATGAGTGTTCCTGATAACTATACCGGTCTAAATGTATGGGTTCCATCGTCTGGATTTGCTGCTGCTAAGATGGCTGCTACAGATGCTGCTGTTGGCCCATGGGGTGCACCTGCTGGATTCAATCGAGGTATTATTACTGATGCTTCTGACATAGCAATCACACCAAACCAACGTCAACGTGATG